CTTGGGTCTCTTAGCACCCATGTAGTGGTGTTAGCATTCTTAGATCCAACACTTGACCGATTGGCAGACATTGTTGCCGAAATTCTTTTACGAACTTCGATATTTCGCGGCACGCCTATTTTAGTCTCACGTAAAATATTCTTCACGTGTTCTGGACATTTTCGACCGGTGTTTGCTAATCGCGCTGCCTCTATAGTTTTTGTAGATATAGGTTTGCCTTTTAAGGCATTCGAGATCTTTCGTCTCGTCTCGTCGGATTTTGGTCCATAATTTACAAACTTACCTTGTGCCCGATTTATAGATTTGTTTAACATCCCTTTGTTGTGTCTAAACTCACGTTGCCAATCCATTTCCCTGGCAACAACTTCTTCTGTGGTCTTCCCTTCTTGGAGACGGATGATTTTCCATTTTGATACATCCTCAAGTATCAATGGTCTAGCATATTTTGAAGATGTAAAATAAGTTTTTAGCAAATTCTCAGGATTAGCATCAACCCCATATTTGGATCCTACATAAAGATGTCCATCAGTAGATTCTAAGATGTATGTATATGGTATTCTCATTTAGTCTCCTATCTAGACATCTATTTATCGTCTGCTGAACCTAAACCTCGATCGTCGCCACCTGATCGAATGGTAGAATTCAACAATGACAAAATCACTTGAATCTCTCGTCCAAGCAGCTAATTATCGCGGGCACCGTAGCAAATCATACAAATCAAAATTGAGAAAACAGATGGCAAAAACATTCAACGACGATTCAACATTCCATCACAACGATGCTGACGGTCAGGTTGTTCTTGGTGTGTATGGTGCCGAGGACTGGATTGCCGCATCATGGACTAAAGAACGGTATCTCGCCGGCGAAAAGACTTCGCAGCTCAATGGCACCTGGATTACTGGGACAGCGTTTAATCTTCAAGCCTTTGCTGAGGAACATTTCACCCATTACGTGTTCTTCGGCGCTAATAGCGTAACCGGATACACGAACGACGCGATGGTCAAGGTTATGACCAGCCGAAATAAGATCGATGCTGAAATCTCTGGCGACATTGGCTCCACTAAAGAGTGGGCAACTTTCTTTGATACCAATTTTAAGAAGGCTGAATCGCTCATTGAGTGGGTCTACAATTCTCGTGGCGATGACATCAGCGTTCCGCTGAACTATCGTCCGGCAATTCGCACTGCTTACCCTTGGATTGATTCGTCCTATGTCAACATCACTGATTACATTGATGAGTACATCAACTCTGAAGCGAGTGTTCTAATTCTGATTGGGCCTCCTGGAACAGGAAAAACAACGTTCATCAAGAACTTGATCCATCGCAGTAATTCAAATGCGAAGGTGACTTATGATCCTAAGATCATGATGGACGACGGGTTCTTCGCCGGCTTCATTGACGACGAAACACGATTCCTGATTATGGAAGATGCTGACGAGTTCCTTCAATCGCGCGTTGAAGGCAACACGATGATGCATAAGTTCTTGAACGTGTCCGACGGCCTGATTTCAGCCGCCGACAAGAAGATGGTGTTCTCCACGAATCTGCCAAACGTTGCTGACATTGACGAAGCATTGATGCGACCAGGTCGTTGCTTTGATGTTATGCAGTTCCGCGCTTTGACTCGCGATGAAGCGAAGGCAGTTCAAGCAGAAGTAGGACATACAGGCGAATTGCCAGACGGTAAGGAAATTACCCTTGCTGAAATCTTTTCAGCACAGCCATCTGGCAAAACTTTCGTTCGCCGCAAGATGGGATTTGTATCGTGACAATCAAAACACGAAAAGATCACACACCGACAACCCTTGGTGAAGGACCATTTCAAATCGGTCTGACATATGAGCAACTTCAATTGCTTGGTGCCTTTCTCAGCATCACCAAGTTGGGTAGCGGTACTTATCAAAATGCGGCATATGATTTGATGAGCACCATTGAGACAATGGTTGACGACAATGATTTCTCAATTGATGCTCTCGGAATTGTCTTGCCAAAATTCTCCATCCACGACGAAAACACATACGATGTGATTCAGACCGTTGACGGAATGTATATCTCAATCGATGTATGATTAATTCTTTCTTTGAAATTCCAGAAGAAGTCATTTGGGAAATGTCATTTGACGACGGTCGTAACGAATATCCTGAAGGATCGTACGAAGAGCCGGTAAAGACGCCGAAGAAGAAAGCAAAATTTATTGCCTGTAGAAATTGTGGCTTTCCAAATCTGGAGCAGGTAAACACGCCTAATGGCCCGCAATTAGTTTATGCGCTCAGTTCTTTGAGGGGTAAACTTCATGCCTGCGACATATGAGTTTCGCTTCACTCACTGAAATTCAGAAACGACAGTTCGCTCGTAATTGTGTTGAACGCAAAAAGGCGTTCACTGCTTGGGTCAACTCAAAAGTCATTCAACCTGAAAAGACTATTCTGATTGTTGGCGATCGTCCAGGGCCAAAGGCGCCGCAAACAGATGATTACCATCACACCCCGTTCTATAGCAAAAAGTGGAGTGGCGGATGGTTGAACAAACAACTCGTTCTTGCCGGGATTGACGAGACTCACCTCATGTGGATCAACTCAGCAACGTGGGATGGTGTTCCAACAAATCCGGATATTCTGACAGCAAAGAAGTGGAACATCGTCATTGCGCTCGGCAACAACGCCGCGAAATGGTTGTCCTCAAATGGCGTCGGGTATTCTAAAATCGACCATCCGCAGGCGCATCGTAGGTTCAAAACCAAAGAAGAATATCCGCTCCTTCGTCTCATTCAGCGATTGAGTGCTTGAACCAAAATACAGGTCGCCGGCTACTCAGCGAATGTTACAATTACACTTCTTAACAGGAGAGACAATGTTAAAATTTAATAAACCTACCCTCATCACGATTACTGCGCCAACTTGTAGTGGCAAGAACTTCTTGATGGAAGCGCTTCAAACAGAATTGAATTTCAACCGGATTGTTAGCACGACAACACGCGAAAAGCGCGACGGTGAAATTGAAGGCGTTGATTATTATTTCATCTCGGAACTTGAGTCCGTTCTCAAAGAGCGAGACGCTCAGTTCGCCGAGTTGGTCACATTTCGTGGAACTCGGTACGGTGTTACTCACACCGAAATGAATGGCAAAATGTCTGGCCCAAATCCGCCGATGGTTATTCTCGAGCCAAATGGCGTTGAGATTTACGAGAAGATGTGTATTGCCAACGGTTGGGACATCTTCAAGATCTACATTCACACAGTTGAGTCAGTCCGTCTTGAGCGTCTTCTCAACCGAACAATTAAAGATTTTATGGCGGCAACATCAATTGCTGCGCAAGACAAAGTGCTGAAAACGCATATTGATCGCACGCTGTCAATTGTCGGCGACGAGCGTCGTTGGTCACAATCAAATTCCTGGAATGCTATTATCCCAGGCGACAACATAAAAGTAGCGTTGGCTATGGTTGAATACGGGATCGCATGGCGTAATAAGCGAAACACGGAACTAGAAGCAAACCGCTAATATCAAAATGCCGGCACATTAATGTGGCATCGAGGTTTAACCTCGTAACTATGAAAGGAAAAACTATGTCAGTAAAAATGAAAAATGCTTTGAAGAGCAAGTCGCTTCAGACGCTGCTCGAAACACGTCGCCTCAAAGTTGTCTCAACTGAGCGTCAACTTGCCAATGGAACTATTGCTCTCACCGGCAAGATTCGCAAGCAACCGGTCTCTTACAAGATTACCGCTGCTGGCGCTGTTCTCAGCAATGAGTTCGTTGCTCGTCGTGTTGCTGATTACCAAGCAGGTATCAAGGCTGTTGCCGAACTCGCTTCCAAGCGCGCAACTGCTTAATAGGTCTTCATGATCCTAGTACCGCCAGAATGTTTTGATGTTCTGGCGGTACAATCGTTTTATCTTCTGGAAAATCTATGAACGAACTAGCAACAACCTGTATTGACAGACAAATCGCCGCACTAAGCAGACTCCACGGAGTTATCGCAACTGACGAATACAACACGATCGTTGAGTTGGTAACAAACATTGCCACTCAAAATTACAGCGCGCGAGTGATGATTGCCGGTGTCGGTAAGAACTCGAACATCGCCTCAAAAATTTCAGAAACGATGGCATCTCTTGGCATCCCGTCGATGTCGTTAAATGTTTCCCATCTTGGTCACGGTGATTATGGGATGGTTGGTCATAATGACATCATCATCCATATCAGTCGCTCTGGCACAACACGCGAAATGGTTATTGCCATTGAGCATCTTCGTCTGATTCGTCCAAACGTGAAGCAAATTCTTATTCACTGTAAGAAGGACAAACCAAAGAATCCAAATGTGGATGTTGAGTTGTTCATTGGCGCAGTTGCTGAAGGCGATGAGTTCGGACTGGCACCAACAACATCTACCACTGCGCTGTTATGTACCCTTGACTGTATCTCCGTTCAGGTGTCACACAACATCGGGTTTCAACGTCTTGACTTTTTAAAGTACCATCCTTCTGGAGCACTCGGCGATATGCTGAAGGCAGAGCAGAACAAAGGACAAAAATGAACATCGTCATCGTTGCCGCCGGACTTGGGTCGCGACTCGCTCCTCTGACTAACCATATCCCGAAGGTCCTTGTCAATATTGGCAAGAACACAGGGTATGTCGAGATGGTTCGGTATTGGAGCAAGCAAACAAACCTTGAACGCGGTTCGCTGACGGTCATTGTTCACAGTGCCTACGAGTCGCTCGTTGCCGAATACCACAAGATGTACTTTCCAACGATCCCGTTGATTGTTAAAACAGTTGATGTGGCAAATGGTTCGGCACACGCGATTCTCTCAACTTGCGATCACCTCGAAGGACGCGAAGTCCTCTTCTCGTGGTGTGATGTTCTGCCAGTTGATGAAATCAAGATCGACACTATTGGCGGTCGTTACGCGAACAGCAATGTCATCTTCACGAACTACAATGGGTCGTGCCGCTATGGATTAGGTATCGACTCTTCTGGGCGCGGTGTCAAACCATTTCTTGATCCGTATGAACGCGGTGGTGTCTTCGGGTTGTATTACATTCACCGCTATGAACCGTCGCATGTTGAATCTTCGGACGGACAAGATTTCATTGAAGTCATCGAGCAGTTTGGCGAATGTCGTGAACATCGTCTAGAAGAAATTATTGACTTCGGTGATATGCCAAAGTTGATGCGCGTTCGTGAGAAGGCAGATTCTGCTCGTGAGTTCAACTCCGTGGAATTTGTTGGTGACTATGTGCTGAAGCAGGCAACGAACGATCAAGGCAAAGCAATCATCGAGCGCGAGATCAAATGGTATCAAACACTCGACGAACTTGTTGATAGACGAAAAGCCCCTCGTCCATCAGTGCCAAAGACTTGGATCTCAACAGACAAATCAGGCTTCTTCATGTCCCGCGTGAAAGGCGTTCCGATTTGGAAGGCATGGGCTGGACTTTCGCCAATCGATCGTCGATATGTGTTCAATCAGATCATTGAGCAACAGCAAAACATTTTTAATCTTGGCCAGCGCCCAGTAGCACCTGAACAAGTTCGACGTGACGTTGGTGTTGAAGCATGCGAGAAACTCCTTGGGCGGTATGCCGAAATTAAAGGTGTCATTGACTCTTTCGGTCCAATCACCCACGTAAACGGATTACAGTTGTCCGGTCGATCCGTAGAAACAATCATCAATCTTCTTGGTGAGAGATTACAAAAGTTCTACGCTGAGAATCCACCAGAGTACGGATTCATTCACGGCGACCTTCAGATGAGCAACTCAATGGTTGATCTTGACACGCTCAAGGTCACGATCATTGATCCACGTGGATACTTCGGTAAGACGATTGGTGCCGGACTTGCCGATTATGATCGAGCAAAACTGCTGTATGCACTTGATGGGTATGACCTGTTCAACTACTCAACGTCCTTCCATATCAGTGCGATCGAAGACGGGTATTTGGACTTCGACTTTGAACGCCCAGACCGTTCAGGTATTGAAGCAGATGTTAAGGACAGTTTTGACCCTGTTCACAACTTGTGGTTGGCAGTTTGCTGGATCGGTTTGGCACAATATATCCGCAGCGATGTAGTCAAATGTGTTGCCGCTCATTATCACGGACTTATTCTTGCAGAACGTCTTTTATCAATCTCTTAGTAATCTTCCAACCTGTATTTCTTCCAGTTGGATGTTTATCGACTCGCATACACGATGTGAATATTGAATAAGAAAGATTTTGATTTTCACAAAATGTTTTTAAGTCGCTTGTTTCTGTCGTAAGTCCACAAGGACTTACGACAGAAAAAATATACTTTGATCTAGGGTGCGATTTTGACATTTTACTTTTTGTTTCATCGCTCACTCTAATTTTTCTCCTATTAACCCACGCAGATTTTAGTTTAGATTTTGTCGCTTCGGTGTGTCTTTTGCCGGATCGCCCTTTATTTTTTTCGCTAAGTTTTGCCTTAGTTTCACTAGATAGAGGTTTTCCAATTTTCGATTTTGCTATTTTTTCTTTAGACTCTGCTGAATGTTTTTTACCAAAGAAGTGATTCTCTGTTCCAGGTCTGGCACCTCCTCCGCCGAGAGTGATGTTCATACATTGCGGATCTGTGATAATTTTTTCAGACACTAGTTCTGCTTCCCTAACACTTAACTCTCGTCTTGTTGGTAAAAATTCTAAAATCTCCCGAGCGTGAAGTTTCTTTCCGTATTTCTTAATAGAGTTGTTTAGAATAGACCCGCTTCCTAGATACCCATCGTCAAGGCAGTCGGTGCTATGCATTCCGATGTAATATGCCCCACTACCGTCCAGTCTCGTAGTTCTATAAATGAAGTGATATTTCCTAGTTGATGGTTGATTTTGCATAGGCGGTCCTTAGTTGATAGTGTATTTATCGTAAGTAGGGGTTGTTTGATACATTAAAAACGATCGCTTTTGGGCGCCCCGCAAAAGTGTGTTATAATCAATCCTGTCAGAAACAATTCCTTATTCAGCAACTAATGCTATATTATGTGAGAGGTGAAGATCATGGCAATCGGAGTTTTACGTTCATCTAAATCGGAGTATGAAGTCAGTCTTGAAGAAGTGAGATTGATGATTGCCGAAAAATTAGATGTCAATGCTGCTCAAGTTCAAGTTGAGTATGTCACCAAATATCCTGAAGAAGACGGATATCTTCGCAGTGTTGGTGTGCCCGCAGTTGCCAATCTGAAAGTTACAGTTTTCCATCACGGGCAGTAACTCGTTACACCTGTAATTTTGACTTGGGTGTATAATTGCCAATCAACATCAAGGATTGAATATGAGTCTCATTTCACAAATCAAAGCAGCACAAGTTCGTGCTCGTATCACACGATCCGACACGGTCGCAATTCTGACAACCCTGCTCGGCGAAGCAGAAATGATCGGCAAGAATGCCGGCAACCGCGAGACCACCGATGAAGAGGTCATTGCTATCGCCAAGAAGTTCATCAAGAACATTGACGAAACAATTGCTGCCATTCGAAAGGTCGAGATGACGGATGAAAAGGCAGCGGCCATTCGCATGGCACATGCTGAACGCGGTGTGGTTGAACAGTTCTTGCCTTCGCAAATGAACGACGACCAATTGCGCACAGCGATTCAAGATGTCATTGGTGGCATCAAGACCGCTGGTGAAGTTCCAAACATGGGTCTTGTGATGAAGGTATTGAAGCAGCGCTTTGATGGTCAGTACGACGGCAAGGCAGCATCGACAATCACGAAAGAAGAACTCCAATGAGTCAATACAAAAACTTCGACCTCAACTATCGCTTCTACGCGTTCGTAGCAAATCTGTACTTGAGTCCTCTTCAGTGCGGTCTTCAGACAGCGCATGTGGTTGCTGATATGTCGATGTCGTTCACCGACGAAGACGAGGCTAGCGAAGCATACATTCAGTGGGCAACGAGCGACAAAGTGATCATCATCTGTGGTGCTCTGAATCATGGTGGTGTTACCAATTGCTACGACACGTTGTTGAACTTTCGTTTGCCGATCGAACTACCGATTGACATCTTCTACGAAGATGAAATCTCGATGAACGGGATGGCAACTGCGTGTGGTGTCGTTGTGCCGAACATTTACTTCGACGCGGTGTACGATGCCGGCGAAAGCGATCCGTGTTTAGATCAAACGGTATATGGTCCAGCGTACATCTACACTGACAAGGAAACTGGTGACTATATCCGGTTTCCTCTGTCTTCGCAAGAAGGACAATTCATTCAACATATCAAGTCATATCGACTTGCCTAATAGGAGAAACTCAAATGCGCATTTACGGTTTTGGCAACGCCCTCTTTACGGTGTTCCCGCTGGTCAAAATCAATTCACGTCTGGACGGGTATTTCATCGACGCCGCTGGCGCGATCTTTTCTACGAAAAAGGGTCCAGCGCAGCGTCTCATCGGGTCGCAGACAAAGTCGTGGTATCCGCGAACCTACACCCTGTCCAATATGAACTACATTGGGCATCAACTCTTGTCCGCCTCGAAAAGTCATCGCGATTGGGCAAAAGAAATTCAATTGGAATCCGCACCAATTGTTGACACAAGCGGTTCTGTTAACCAAGCAGCAGTATCGCCACGTTCGCATGCCAAGTCCGTTCACGAAGGCATTACCGGCCGCGGTGTTGTTATTGCTCAAGTCAGCAAACACGATGACATCGAACATCTGGAATTCGGTTCCAAACCGGCGATCCATATGTCCGAGAACTCGTGGAACAGCGAACTTCAACGTTTGGCATTCGCTAAACCTGGCACCAAGTTTGTTGCGCTGAAGATCGTCGGCGGATTGGTTGCCGGCGGTGTCACCAAACTGTGACACTCTTACAGGCGTCAAAATGGTATCTTTTCATCGCGCCGCCTCGACCGGCCTTTTGACAATGTGGGCATATAACTAAATCGTAGAGGCGCCCTTTATTGGGCGCCACTAATCGACCGCTTGAGCAACCCTCAGATCTAAACTTACTCATCTTTTGTCGAGACCCATTTTTATCTAGGGTTTGATTAAGTTTCATTTTCCTAAGATCTGCTTTAGATAGCCCAGTCATCTCATCGATAACCGATCTTTGTTCTTTTTGAAGTCTACCAGCTCGCTGATAGCCAGTAAGACCATCTTTGCCAACTACTAATCGCGTAGCGTGCCGCTTTGTTTGTTGGGCTTCTGAGATACCAGGCCACGCACATTTGTTTATAACATTCGGTCTACCAACAATCCTCTTGTTGACCCTGCTCTCCCAGCGTTTGGCTTCTTCGGCCGTCTTAAAGGTTTTTCTAACCTCAGCTTTAAATGCATCAATGCCTTCAACCTGAATTATTTCTTTTATTTTGGAAGACGATGTGAAATATATACTCCAAAGGTCTGATGGGTGGCAACCCTTAGCCCACCGAACCCCATAGTAGATTTTGCCTGTGTCGAGGTGTGTGATACAATAAGTAAATGGTAACATTTTCGAGTTCTCTTTAGTCTAAAATATTTATGCAAAAAACAAAATCCATCGAAGAAAAATACAAGAAATTAAATGAGGTTGAGCATGTCTTACTTCGGCCAGGCAGGTATATTGGGTCAGTGAAGCCGCATACCGCTGAAGAATGGCTGCCGAATGCTGATAAGCGAATGGCTCGCCAAGAGACCACATACAACCCAGGTTTTCTAAAGTTATTTGATGAAGTCATTTCGAATTCAGCGGATCACAGCAAATCCGCTGAAGGCAGACACCTTGATACGATTCGCGTTGACGTAGATCAAGTAAAAGGTGAAATCACCGTATTTGATAATGGCGGTATACCAGTTGTTAAACATCCTGATTACGATCAATATATCCCAGAAATGATTTTTGAATTGCGGGCAGGATCAAATTTTGACGATGATGACGATGCGACTCTTACGGGTCAAAACGGGGAGGGTGCAGCGTTAACTTGTATCTTCAGCAAAAAATTTAGAGTAGAAACATCAGACGGGAAAAAGAGATTTTTGATGACCTTTGGGTCAAACTCACAAGAGCGCCCACCGGCAAAAATCGAAACAGCAAAGGACAGCAAAGGCTTCACTCGCATTACCTACTTACCAGACTTTGAAAAACTTGGCATGGGCGGGATTGACGATGGCAGTTATGCAATGTTACATTCTCGCGTTGTTGAAGTTGCCGCAACAAATACCCACCTAAAGGTTTATTGGAATGGCGAGCGAGTAGTAACTCGGTCATTCAAAGACTATATCGAAATGTATGTTGGGAAAGATGGCGAATACGCTTACGATGAAACCGATTCATTTAAGGTTGGTATTGCTAAATCCGAGGATGGTTTTCAACATACATCATTCGTAAACACGTCGAAGACGAAAATTGGCGGGACGCACATTCATTACATCATCAACCAGATTGTTGATGGGTTGCGGTCTCATATAGAAAAGAAAGCAAAAATTCAAGTAAAGCCAGCAGACATTAGAAATCATTTACACTTATTTGTCGATGCTACAATCGTGAATCCTAGATATTCATCGCAAACAAAAGACGAATTAATTACTGAGCCAAGCGCTTATGGGCGCACCTGGTCTTGCCCAGACAAGTTGATTCAGAAGTTGCTGAAGACTTCTATCATTCAATCGGTTCTCGACTGGGTTGAAGCAAAGAAACTCGCCGAAGAGATGAAGACTCTCAAGGCAGCAGGCAAGGAACTCGGCAAAGCGGATCCACGCAAGGTCGAAAAATTCTCAGATGCCGCAGAGCGTCATCAACGAATCAAATGTATTCTGTTTCTGTCTGAAGGAGACTCAGCGTCCAAGTCCATTCAAGGCGGTCGTGGCGACAATCCGTACATCGGATCATTCCCGCTCAAAGGCAAACCTGCCAATGTTCGTGAAAAAGATCCTCTGAAGGTTCTCGGGTTAGACAAGGAAAAGAAGGACAAGAACGGCAAGATCGAACCGAATGAGATTCAGAAGATTCTCACGGTCATCGGATTGAAGATTGGCACGCCAGTCAAATCACTTGATGAACTTCGCTTCGGCAAAGTTGCCTTCGCATCCGATGCTGACGTCGACGGTTTCCACATCTGCGGATTGCTGATGAACATGTTCGACAGATTTTGGCCCGAATTGTTCGACCTAGGTTTCGTTCACATTCTTCGCACGCCGGTTATCATGGTCACGCTGAAGGACAAATCAACTCTCGAGTTCTTTACTGAACGCGACTACAAGGCGTGGGAAGCGAAGGACGGACAAAAGGTCAAGGGTTGGTCGATGAAGTACTACAAAGGTCTGTCCACTTGGAGCACGAAGCAGTTCAGTTTGTTCCTCGGCAACCTCGAGAAATATCTCTTCCGAATTGATATGGTCAACAACGAGGACAAGGAAGCGATTGATCTCGCATTCAACTCTCAACGTGCTGACGATCGCAAAGTTTGGTTGGAGACCGGTGCTGCCGACTTCGATGACTTTATTGTGAGAGCATAATATCATGGCATTCGACACTTCCGCAATTGACAAATCTCCACGCTACGCCACTCGCGCGACACACGTTCCGACAGTACCGCATTTCGCGGTTCTTCTGGAAGATGGATTCAGGTACGATGACGGTTACGGGGACTCTCGCTCTGGACCATCGTACTCGCAGCACGAAGAACTTCAATACCTCGTGTTCACCTCTCATGATGCCTTGAGCGCATGGGTGCTGGCCAACTTGGTCAAGAAAGACAAGTTCAAGATTATCAGCAGCACGCCTGTCGACTTCGAAATCAAGACAGAATTTTTGCTAAAGTGAAATAGAATACAACAATGAAAAAATCAACAGCACCAGTAGTTCACGGCAACTCAACAAAACAATCAATCCGCGTCAAACACTTCTTTGATTCGGCGTTGAAGACCTTCAGTCTTTATGACAACGTACGGTCAATTCCAAAATTGACCGACGGATTGAAACCATCTCAGCGCAAGGCAATCTGCGGCACACTTACTCGTGGTGAAAATGCTGGCGAAATTCAAGTTGAGCGTTTGGCATCGATGATCGCCGCTACCACAGACTATCACCACGGCGCAACGTCGATGGTTGGCACAATGGTCGGTATGGCATGCGACAAAATGCCTGGCATGAACAACATGAATTTGTTTATTCCATCCGGACAGTTTGGATCGCGTCTGACTAAAGAAGCAGGAGCAGGTCGATACATCTTCACAGAGTTGTCTCCGTACTTTCGTCAACTCTTCAAAAAAGAAGATGACTGTATTCTCCAACCAATCATCTCTGATGGCGAAGAGATCGAACCGCACACGTACATTCCACTGCTGCCAATGTCGCTCGTTAACGGCGCCTCTGGAACAGGAACAGGTCACGCTTGTGAGATCTACTCCTACCATCCCGAGGAACTACGAGACGCCATTCTGAGCGTTCTAAATGCCAAACCAAATAGTAAATCCAAACCCCTGAAAGACGGCGCCCTGTCGCCGTTCTTCCGTGGTTATCACGGGACAGTGGTTCGTAACAAGGAAACCGGGCAAGTCGTTACGACCGGTAAACTCAAGGTTGTGAACAGCACGACCATTCAGATTACCGAATTGCCGATTGGCGTTTACCTCGACACCTACAAGGACTTCCTGAATTCTCTCGAAGAGAAAGAGTTCATCAAGGATTACGAAGACGCTTCAACAGAAGATCAGTTCTGCTTCAATGTGACTGTGCCGCGTAGCACAAGTATCCTTGATCAAGAAACCCTGTTGTCGAAGTTCAAACTCATTGGGCGCGGTACTGAAAACTTTACGCTGTGGAATCCTGCTGGCACACTTCAAAAATACGTCTCAGCGGAAGATGTGATTCAGGCATTTGTGCCATGGCGTCTATCGCAGTACGAATTGCGTCGTCAAAAACTGATCGTCGACACAGACGAACAGATTCGCTATCAGTCCGAAGTGATTCGCTTCATTCGCTTCTATCTTGCCAACACAAAAACCTTCAAGGACACAGGCAAGAAAGATCTCGTTGAATTGCTGCTCACAAAAGATTTTGTTGACTACGACAAACTGCTCTCGATGCCAATGTGGAACTTGACAAAGGATCGCATTGCCGAACTCGAAAAGCGCCTTGCTGATTTGAAGGCGTACTTGGCAACGCTGAAGTCAGATAGCGCTGACGAAATGTATCGTCGAGAACTGAAGGCATTCAAATATGCGTGATGTACTTTGTACTGTGACTGGGCGAGGTGACCTTGCGATGGACGCTGAGGCGCGCAAATACATCGGTGCCCTTTGTGTCTTCGTAAAAGTTACCAAGTCCGGTCTCGTACAAGTAGCGCGGGTGATTGATAGATCGCACACGGTTTCAGTCCCACCATCAAACATCAAATTTCACAAAAAGGAAGATCGTGAGTTACATATTCCCAACAGACGGCAGACATTGGAGGTTTGCCAAGAAGACCAAGAGCATTCAGGCAAAACCTATGTCGAGCGTGATCGTCGACAGAATCGCACATCGCAGTTGGTTGATCGACACACTTGAAGGCAGCGAACCGATTGACCTAGCAAATATGTTATGTCTTGGTGAAGGCGGTGAACCGTGGCAACAAACACCTCTGACGCTACTTAAAAAATACAATGTTACCAGCATTGACGATAACGGTTGGTTGACTTGTACACCGAAACCCGAAAATGAGGTAGAATTCTTTCAACTCGAGAAATTAATGCTCGGGATGGACCAACCTGAATTTGTATACATTCAAGGGATGTTTGGCGAGACCGTAATGGGAACGCCGAATCTTCTTCGATGTAAAGTTGGTGATTACGTTTGTCGCCAACCACATGATCACAAAGACCAATGGGTTGTACGACAATCATTGTTTGAAAACACATACACAAATTTGTAAAAGGCATTTTGAATGAGCGATTTTTATTCAACACTCGGTGTAGCAAAGACCGCCACTCAAGACGAGATCAAAAAAGCGTATCGCAAACTCGCGAACAAACACCATCCAGATAAGGGTGGCGATGAAGAAAAATTCAAGTCGATCAAAGAGGCATATGAAACTTTGTCCGACGAGAACAAGCGAGCCGCATACGACAACCCGTCGCATTTCGGCGGTGACGCAAGTCAGTACAACGACCTCAACGACATCCTTCGACAGATGCGTCAGCATGTCAATGTCATTCCTGATGTTGTTGCTCGTGTCAAGATCATCGATGCGTATCGCGGATTCAACCTTGAACTGAAGATCAAGGGACAAGACGATAGCGTGAAAATTCCTGCCGGCGTGCCGAATGGTGCTCGCGGACATTTCACAACGAAGAACGGCAACAAAGTATTTGTCACCACAATCTTCGAACCATCTGAGTTCACAGTCAAACATATCAACGAGGCAACTCAGCAGATTTCGCCAGATGGAAAAACCTTCTCCGGCGTGATCGACACCGGACTCGTTGAGTTGACACTTGAAGTTGACGCACTCGATTTGATCCTTGGAGCATGGGTCAACGTCAAGGATATTCTTGGCGACACATACTCTGTTCGAATCCCTGCTGGTCACAATATGAATCAGCGCCTGAAAGTGAAGGGCAAGGGTTATTCGAATTGGTCGATTGCCAAGAGCGAGGCAGGTTGGCGCAATGACATGTTGATCCGCGTTGTGCCACTTTTCAAGCAGGTTAAGGACTTGCCATTCGAAAAGATCGAACAGATGTACACTCAGGCATTAGCACTCAAGGTCGAGCAGAGTAAGAAGGATGCCGAGAAGGACGCCGCCTGATGACGCTGAATATGCATTACAGTGGATTACATAAGGTGATCTCAGGCGGACAAACAGGCGCCGATCAGGGCGGTCTGATTGCTGCCTGGCGAATGGGCGTTCTGACAGGCGGAACTGCGCCAGATAATTTCAAGACTCAGGTAGGACCTAACCCTCTACTTGAAACTTTTGGACTACGACCTGGTGGTGACTACAATCAACGAACCAAAACCAACATTCTCGACAGCGACGGAACCGTTGTTGTTGGGATTGACCTGACTAGTCCTGGTTCACGCCTCACAATCAACACTACGAAAAAACTTGGCAAACCTGTTTTGACTTTGGATATTCGAGACCTCATGGAAGTCCTGCCAGCAGGAAATGAATTTGATTCATTAGCGTTGGTACGACAGCACGGCGTTCGTCTTTTCGATTTCATCGTTGAGAATCGAATCGGCATTTTGAATGTCGCTGGCAATCGAGAGATTTTAGAGAAGAACAATCCACATAACTTTTCTGGATCAACGCCAATTACCGCGATAACAGATTACATTATCTGCTTCGCTTTAGATCTTCTTCAAATTGACGATCTTCTCATTTTCAAGAACGAATGTGACGAATCCAGGGTGTAAATAGCGAATAGTCGAAATTCGCCAATGTACAACCCATATGACATCTTAGGTATTCCTCGAGGTTCTTCAATTGAAGTTGCTCGGGCGGCATACCGAAAATTGGCGATGTTACATCACCCGGATCGCGGCGGCAGCGAATCAAAGTTCAAAGAGGTGAAGCAGGCGTGGGAACATATTGAAAGCGGTTGGAGTGAACCGGTTCAACGTCCCGCTCAACAGCAA